CCATTGATAGGATTTGCCGATTTCAAACGCTATTTGCTCCCATGTTTTAAATGCTATGTATCGCTTGCAAAGAACCTCGTGCATTTGTGTATCCGTTACTTTGTCGATTGTGCCGACCACGGAATTTCTTGCATCCACAAGGGAATCAACCTCGCTGTTGATCTCCGCTTCAAGGTCAATGAGCTTTGCCATTGCGTCTGAAATCTTGTCTTGTCCACCGCTGCCAGAAGAAGGAACGTCCCGCAGCGTTGGCGTGATCTTTGTCATCATCGCCTTCAGCCGGTCGCGCTCTTCCAGCTTTGCGTTGATCCGAGAATCGTATCGCCTGATCTGCGAAAGGTATTTCTTCACGTCTGTCATCAAATCACCGTCCCTTCTGCAATACCATATACTGCCCGTATGTAAGCCCCATAGCGTTTGCCTTCCTCGCGACTTCGGAAAGCGTGTCGTGCTTGGTTTTTGTCTGCGCGTTCAGCTTTTCTGTTCGGCGTTTCTCGCGGCTGCGAAGAATGTTTGCTTCTCTTTTGCACTTTTCGCCGCAATAGCGCTGGTTGTAGCTGATCCGGTTAAAAACCTCGCCGCAGATTTCACATTTTCTGCTTCCGTTAACATGAAACATTCAAACGATCTCCCATCCGTGTTCATCTTTGATCGCTTCCCGGATTTCCCAGATATTCAGGTTGCCGAGATTGACGCTTTCAGCGACGTTGTTCAGGCTCGCTTTGAGCTTCTGCACATCGTCCTTGGACGGATGAAGTGCTTCCATCCAAGCCCAGATAAACATGACTTCGGCAGAAACCACGGCTTTTGTCATGCTCACGCGCTCCGGGCGGCGGCGTTTTGATTTACTGCTCATCGGTTCTCCTTTCTCCGTAGCTGCAAAAGTCATCCGGGCTTACAATTCCCATTCGTGCAGCTCCGCATTCTCCGTAGCAGTCGCTGAACATGAGGTGTTTGCAGTCCTTGCAATGCACCACCGGCGCAACGTCGGCGGCTGGCTCGCTGTCTATATAGTCCAAAGTGTCATCCACCCAGCACGCTCTGCACCTTACTCCGTTGTAGCTATCGCACTCAGAGCAATGAATTTCTTTTATTTTGCGCATCAACGCTTCCCGCTCGATATACTCAGCCATTCCCGTCACCGTCCTTTCGCTCTCCGTAGGAACAGAAATCACTCTTTCGCATGAATATACCGCGCCCAAGCTTGTCTCGCCTGCAGTAATAGACATTATCTTCGCCAATCTTAAAATGTTCACAATCCCGACACCTGACCACTTCAACGGCGTCAACGGTTGGAGCATTGTCGATAATTTTAATTGCCGAGTTCCAGCCGTCCGCATATTCCGGAATAGTAAACGCTTCCCGTTTCGCATTTCCGATTCCAAGTGCGGAGCGGTCTATGTATTCCGTCATATTTCACACTCCCCAAGATAATCAAGCTCGAACTCTTCAAGCTGCTTCTGCGTCAGCGGCTCGGAATAGATCAGAATGTTGTGATACTTTCCGCTTTCGTCCTTCTTTGCCATCACAATTGCTTTCATGGGCTGACACCAAGGTGCAAAGCCACGCGCCCTCATGCCGTATTTGTACATCATTCGGTTGATCCCCCTATTCAATTTCCTGAAAATATCTGCATGGCTTTTCCGTATACTTGCAATATTCTGCTTCAAGTTTTGCTCCTTTGCTGTGAATCCATCCCGGTAAGAACCACGCTTCATCAGCCGAATCAAGCATTGCAAGGCATATGCGCATATAATCAGCTTTTTCCATACCTTCCGGCAGCGTTGCCGGATTCAACGGTATATGACCGTTTTCAATCAACCAGTTTTCAGCTTTGTGGAATTGTTCAGCGTAATTCTTAACTCCGGTAATCCTTCCGGCAATATAGACTTTCATGTTTTTATACCTGTCTCTGTTTTCCTTTCCTGTTTTTGCATGTGGCTTTGATCCTGAATTCGTCAGCAGCGGATTCGGCGTCGAAGGTCTTTCTTGCTTTTTTCTTTTCCGCTTCCAGCCGCTGCCTGTACGCTTTGAACTCTTCGCATTCGGCGTGACAACCTGCATGGCGCTTCTTGCAGCTTTCGCCGTTCTGGTAGCAGGGCGGTCTTTCCAGCCGGTAATGCACATTGAATGCAGCGTTGAACATCACGCGCCCCCGATCTTCAAAATCTCGCCATCCATGCCCTTGAGCTGTATTCCCTTGATTGCTTCCTGAAGCGGAAGCGCAAGCTGTTTCTGCTCCTGCTCGCGCTTCGCCATGATCTCATAGCAGCCCCGGAAGGCGGCGCGGTCTGCCACGGCATTTTCCGACGTGCAAAGGTTTCTGTATCCCATCTTCAGCACGCAGCTCGCCGCGATAGGATCAACGCCTTCCAGATAATCCATAGCGTCCTTCGGGTTGTAATAGCCGAACTTGCGGATTGCCGTCAGCACAGAATCCCATCCGTCCTGCCACGTTCGCGGCTCGCCGTTGACGATCACCGCGCACATTTCCCGGATTTCCGCAATGGACGGAGACCATTTGTTCAGGCTTACCCATTTCCGCAAGCAGGTTATCGCCGTTTCCTGCGGGATGTCTTGCAGCTCTTGATACCACAGTTCCATTGCTTCCTTATTCGGCAGAATTTGTTCCCGTGGGAAATACGTCCGCAGCGCAGAAGCGAAAATTCCGAATTCCTGTTTATCCACTTTTTTCACTCTCCCTTCGCCCATTCAGCGGCCATGTTGTAGAAATCGTTCAGCTCTTCGGCCTTCGTGCTTTTTCCGGTCTGCCGATATGTAATGGGCTTATCGTCGTAATTGCCGTCCAGTACTTTTGCCATATTGGAATCCTTAATCAGCCAGTCAAACGTAGCCGACCAGTTGCTGTTGTTCTTGCCCTTTAAGAATGACGAAGCTTCCGCCTTTTCAAAAAGCGTATTGAAATCGTCAAGGGAATAGGTATTCAGCCGGGCTTTGATCGCCTTTTTCCGGGCGTCAGAAAGAGCTTTTACCGAAGGAAAAGAAACACAGATGGAATTGAAGGCGGCAACGATGCCCTTATAATCAATCTTATCTCTTTCTTTTTCTTCTTCTCTTTCTTCTTCTATATCTTCTTCTGTTGCGTGACTTTGCGTGACTGTCACGTGACTGTCACGTGACACGTCCGCAAGAAGCTTTTGATTTTCTCTCTGGCGTCTCTTTCTAAGCCTGTTTTGTTCCCTGATTTTGTATAACCCTTCTTGATTTTGGTATTCAGACCAGTTGGAAAGGCTGTAAACATCATCAATGACAGTAACCATGCCTTCATTGATAAAGAAAGCCATGCAAAGCTTCAGTTCTTCTTCATCACGGTCAATCATCGTTGCGATGTCTGCAAGATCGGTGAACGGGATTTCGGACGGGCTTATGAACGCGCCTTCGTGGTTGCACTTTCCGGCAAAGTCCATCAGCTCAAACCAAACGGCAGTCAGCTTGTCCCGGAAGCTCTCGCCGCCGATTTTCGCACGTTTGATCTTCTTGAAGCTCATGCCGTCGAACATCCCGACCATCATTTTTATCCATTTGACATTACTGGCCACATGATTCCACCACCTTCAGAGAATACCGGGCAAAGCTTGTCGGCTCGCCATAGCGGTTTTTTCCGCTCACCATTTCTTTTTCGATGGGGACACCCATCTGCTTCAAGTCAGAAATCCGGGAAGCCAGACGCATGATCCCGTATTCCTGCATAGCTTCAAGGCTTGTTATAGAGCCGTAATCTTCAAGATGCCGCTGTATGCGTTCGCATTGTGTCATGTTGTCAGCCCCTTTCATCTTTTGTGTGTGGGGCGGTCAATGCCGCCCCGTGATAAGTTCCGAATAGGGAAGGGATTCTATCCAATCGCACAGCGTGTGCCATTCGTCCAGCTTGTGATCCTTCCGAGCGTGGTAGATGTTCTTCAGCACGGCATAATTGAGCTGCACCGTGCGCCGCTGGTTGTAGCTGCTCGGAAGAAGCTGGATAAGCTGCCACCAGTATTTCTTGTCGTTGGTCTCAAGGAACTTCTTGCGGTAATAATTCATGATGTCTACTGTCAGAATAAGAAAATCATAGGACATGTTGTAATCGTCGCCGGTCAGCTCTTCAACGTGTTCATGGCTGAAATCATTCACGTCAAACTCATTCGCATGGATTTTGTGCATGGTGGAACAGGAATTCGCCACCGTCCCGACCTTGTAGGTGTCAAACTCTTTCCACCAATAGAGCGGCGCGGTAATGTCCAGCGTGACCGTAATCATCCGCAGGAACTTTCCGTGATCCTGACCGGCAGCGGCGAGCGTTTCCATAAGCTCGAAATCATTTTCGCCGACGCAGAAATGATATTTGTCCGGATCGCAGTCTTTGGCCGGTTCGTCATCGTTCATCACCATAGCGCAATCGCCGCTCCAATCCGCTTCCAAACATGGATGACTGTCCATTCTGCCCCAGCTATTCTTCGGATTCCGCATCCCCCGAATGGCGGCTGCCCAGCCGTAGGTTTCAACGTTTTCGATCTTCAGCATATTTACACCCCCGTGCTTCCAAAACCGTTGCTGCCGCGCTCGGAATCGTCCAGCTTGTCCACGACTTCAAGCGGAAGCTTGATGACCGGCAGAATGACGATCTGCGTGATCTTCGATCCTGCCTTCAGAAGACACGTTTTGCCGCTGTGGTTGTAAAGCTTGGCAACGATGCTTCCGGTGTATCCGGCGTCAATGACACCTTCGGACGTGATGCCGGATTTGACATTCAGGCCGCTTTTGCTTTTCAGCATCCCGACCATGCCGACCGGAATCTGCATATGTACGCCGGTGTCAATCACGGCAGAGCCGAAGGAAGGAACAACCACGTCATGCGGCGTCCGAATGTCAAGCCCCGCATCGTCTTCGTGCGCTCTTTCCGGCATATAGCAGCCGGGATCGATGACAACTTTCATTTTCCTTTCTCCTTTCAGTGTGCGATCCACGAATAAAGGCACAGCGTGAAATAGACCACGCCGAGAATGCCGAAGATGATTCCGTACCACTTCCAAGCTTCCGGGCTTGCCAGCGTGATAAAATAGAGGATCGACAGCAGCATTGCCATGAACAGCGCTGTGAGCAGATACGCCTTGCTTTTGCTTCTCATTTTTGAAACTCCTTTATATTTCTTTGATTCTTATGCCGTGAACGTGAAGCATCAGCTTCCGCTTGATTATGTAGTCTTTCGTTTTGAAGCCTTTAGTGTCCTCTACAACAACGTTGCCGTCCTTGTCCTTGTAGAAAAAATCAGCGACATAAAACACAGGTCTTTCAACGACTTTCCCGTCGATCTTCTGCGAAGGAAGAAGCTGAAATTTAACCTGCCGCTGAATCCCGGAGATATGACCGGCTCTTTCCAGCAGCTTCAATTCCGTCCATCTGTTGCATTCCCGGACGGAATCAAAAACGATTCCGTCCTTTGTCACTTTGCGGCTTCCGTACTTGGATTTTTTGCTGTATCTCTGCTTCATTCAGCCGATACCCCATTTAGAACGGCAGATCGCCGTCATCGTCCAGAGTTTCAAACGTGCCGTTCTGCGCTGCCGGGGCTTCGGCGTAATTCTCAACCGGGCGGCTCTTCAGGGGCTTGTCCTTCGGCAGCGTGTAATTGCCATCGGCCACATTGTCAACGGACGTAGCGCGGAACGGTCTGACCGTCCAGCCGGTTCTCCCGTTGTATTCCCATTCTTCATTTCGGAAGATGATGCCGACTTCCTTTCCGGCAA